CAACCAAGAAGATTCGTCTTGATTGGGAAGTTTCAACTGAGTCTCTAGAAGACAATATTGAAGGAGGTGCACTTGAAGACCATCTCGTTCGTCTAATGACAAACGCATTCGCTAATGATATCGAAGATCTCGCTATCAATGGTGATGGTACAACAGGTGACTTCTTGTCAATTATGGAAGGTTTCGTCTACAAGGTACAAAATGATGGAGAAGCACATGAGGCTCTCGTCACAGTATCTGATGACAACTGGACAACAGAAGTTATGCAGGATATTATCCTTGCAATGCCACGTAAGTATCGTGCCGTCAAGCAGAACCTAAAGTTCTATGCTGGTACAGACGCTTTCCAGGGCATCGTAAAGAACAACGGTACACTCGCTGATGCTATTGCTGAAGCGTTTGCACCACGCACTGGCGGTACTGAGCGTAATCGTCAGCAATACCTAGATGGTGTTGGTCAGACATTCGGTGGAGCACGTACAACTCGTGTTCTAGGTGTCGACGTAATGGAAGTACCTTACTACCCAGCAGATTATGTCGATTTGACATTCCCTGCAAACCGTGTTTGGGGCTTCCAGCGTGATATCACGGTAAACCGTGAATACAAGCCAAAGAAGGATACAATTGAATACACAGTATTCGTCCGCTTTGGTATTCAATGGGAAGAGCAAGATGCAGTCTCTTATGCAGATGCTGCAGTTGATCCAACCGCATAGTTTGTAAAAACTACATAGTTTAGGGAGGGCAGCGCAAGTTGCCCTCCTTAATCACATTAGGAGATAAAATGTCTTATCCAGGAGAACCAGTAGTTACACATCAACATAGTGGTGATGGATGCATAGCCGTTGGAGGCATTGGAACAATTATTAGTGGTCCTAATGGTGTTATAACACAGAAATATGCACTAGGGTGTATACCTACTGCAAATTTTGGAGAAAATGTAATTATTAGTGGCACTCCTGCGGGAGTTAAAAGACCACAAAGTTTGTATAAATAACTCAATTCTGATATAATAGCAGTGGAGGAAATATGTCAACAACAAAAGAAGTAGTAGAAGAATTTAATAAAATGACAGTACCGCAATTAAAGTCATATGCAAAAAAGAATAAAATTGATTTATTTGGGGCAACAACTAAATTAGATTTACTAGAGGCTATTTTGCCTTTTGTACCTAGAGATGATCACAAAGAAATTAAATCAGATACCCCGCAAGAAAAGGTGGCGGTATTTTCAGAAAGAAACCTTCATTGGAATGGTGTGGGGCAACTTCAAAAAGGTTATAACATTGTTACCAAGGAGGTATCCGAAAAGTGGCTAAAGCATAAGGCAGTAAGAGAAGCAACGCCTTCTGAGGTAGCAAAACACTACGGAAAATCATAATGCAAATACTAAGACTCCCACCATATCCGCTCTCTATCACATATGATGTGCCAGAGCCAAATACTGACTATATCTTGGTAATTAATGAGGGTACACGAAATGTTAACGATGTTACAGCAACAGTAACATCTTCAGCAAATTCGCAAATTACATATACCCTTCCAGATATGTTCAATACTTATGATGAGTCTTACGCACTAACAATTTATGATGCAATTTATACAACCGCTTCTACAAGCGCAGAAGAAGGCGATATTGTTGTAGAAGATAATCTTGAGGTTATGCGCCCATATGTAGATCCAAAAACTCTTGGAACTACAGCAACAGAAATTAAAGAAGCAACATATTATGAAGGAATTGCTAGGACAATCATTGATTCAGTGGTTCCTGGCGGATTTTATTATGAGCGTTCTTGGTATGAAACAATTGGAAATAACACTGACTTTATGCCAGTATGGGATCGAACATATTTGATTCTTAAAGCATATGAAAATAACGAGTTAGTTTGGGATTATGATGATAATCCACAGGCACAGGGCGATGGTCAATGGAATTATCTTTTAACAAAAGACAAGACCTCAATTATTAAAGACTGGACCCAGCAATCAGATTCTTATATTCGTCAAGCAAGTTTTCCAAGAGGTGTTCCACTAGCGTACTCAGATTCTATCTATATGTATGATTCAGAGGATAGTCCAAACACAATTGCTGTGGCTCCTGGTGTTACATTTCCAATGGGATGGAATTATTTATTTCAGTTAGCAACAGGATATAAAGTTGTTCCATATGAAATTAAAGATGCAACAATTATGCTAATTGATGATCTTAAGTGTGGAAGATTAGACTATCATAAGAGATATATTACAAGTTACTCAACAGATCAATTTAGAGTACAGATAGATAAGTCTTCTTTAGACGGAACTGGAAATATTGTAGTAGATAAAATCTTACAAAAGTATATTACTAATTTCGGCACACCTGGAGTTTTATAATGACAGAGGTGTGCTGCATAGGAACAGATGCCTTTTATCCAATGAAGGCAGATATTTATTATCCAATAATTACTCAGAATTCTTATGGGCAACCAAGCAAAGAATGGGTTTATGATAGAACTGTAGCCTGTAATGCAACAACTGTAGGCGGAACTGGCACTGAAGAGTTAAAGCCAGAAGTGTTTTTACAATATAAAGATAAACTAGTTGCTAGATCTAAAATAGATTTAAGAATATCTTCAAACGATGCAAGCAATGCTATATCAAACATTTTAGTTACAAACATTAGAAATGCTGCAGACGAATTAATATATCAAGAAACTGCTGGACCACGAGCAGGTCGTGGAACAATATATGAAATTGGAACTTTAGAGCCTTTTATAAATCCATTTGGCTCTATAGAATATTATAGGATGCTATGGCGTAGAACAGAAAATCAGGCGGTAAGCGACTAATGAGAGTATCGCTTAATGCTAGAAGTTTTGAAAAACAATTAATTAATATTGCAGAGTATTCCCTTGGTTTTATTGATGGTGTTCATAGAGGTAAAAGAGTATTTTTTGATAATCTTGGTAAGGCCACAGTTTTTGCTTTAGGTCAGTACATAGATTCTGAAGCAAGATCAAACCGTAGCGCTCTTCACCATGTTTATGAATGGTATCAAGTAGGAAGTCCAGAAGCAAGATTGTTTGATATTCAATATAGTGTTAGCAATCTCGGTTTATCAGTAAGTTCAACATTTAGACAGTCTAGAACAATTCAAGCAGATAGCAATACTCCATTTTATAATAAAGCAAGAATAATGGAAGAAGGAATTCCAGTCGTTATAAAACCAAAAGCAAACTCTGTTTTAAGATTTTATGAAGGTGGAGAAACAATATTTGTAAAAAAACCAGTCACTGTTAGAAATCCTGGAGGAGAAGAAGTACAAGGATCTTATGAAAAAGTCTTTGATGAATTTATGATGAGATATTTTACACAAGGATTTTTGAGAGCAAGCGGACTATTTGATTATATTAAAAAACCAACAATATTCAAAAAGAATATGGCTGCTGGTTCAAGGCGTGGTAGATCAAAAGGAATCTCCACTGGCTATAAGTGGATTACTAATGCAAAGATTGAGGCAGAATAATGACATATATCTCTAAATTATCAGATACATCATTTCCACCTATTTTTATTAATCAGTATGTTGTAGAACAATTAAAGAGGTTTGATATTTTAAGTGGATTTGAACAGATGGTCCCTGTATTTCCGACTACCCCAACTAACATTGAAGACGTATTTAAGAACTATATCGGAGCGCCTGGAATTGATGATCCTTTGCTTATTCAGTATGAAAGACTAATCAGATTTAGACCTACTCCATTTTATCGTCGTAAAAGAGAGCAAACCGTATATTATTTATATTGCACAGATTTAAGCAAGATTACAGATGCTCATAGAATTATTAGCGATTCTTTGGATCGTGAGGATGTAGCAGCCCAGGATGTAAATGCATGGTGCGCTAGCCAATCAACAGAGCAGTTGCCATTTAATATTTATTTTCATAATATCAGGGTATACCAGGCCGATGAAACTAGAGATATTTTAGAATTAGCCTCAGCAAGGACGGTATATGCAAATAAACTAATTATTGAGTATGACTACCATTCTAATACACCTCCAGACTACCCTTATAATTAAAAACACTGTTATACTTGTGGATGAGGAAACCCGCCAAAACTTCATATAGATTCTATTG